GGCGCTAATCCAGCGTTACGTCGAGATTGCCCGTCCCGAAGCGGGCGATGTCCCCGTCGTTCACCGCCTTGGCCGTGGTCACGGCGCCGTGGAACAGGAAGTTCCCGGCGCCGTGCGTGATGCTGTCCACGATGGCGAGCCAGCCCACGGTGCCCCAGTTGCCGCCCGAGGCCGCGGCGAAGTCCCAGTCCTGGTCGTTGTCCGTGGTCCCCGCGGCCGCCACGCTGAAAGTCCGGCCCGTCGCGCCCTCGACCTCGAGGCGCGCGTAGGCGTTCGCGTTCGTGACCTCCGTGCCGCCGCCCGCGTCGCTCGTCGCCGCGGTCCAGAGCGAAAGGCCGACCGTCACGGGCGCGGTGAAGGCCAGGCCCTTCAGGACGTGGTCCAGGAGCTCGTTTTCCAGGTAGTCGCTGAAGTCGGTCATGGTATAGTCGTCCTATGCCTATCGTTGATTTCTCCGCTGGCCTGAAGGCCGGCGCGAACGTGACAGCCGGACCCGAACTGGATCTGGCCACGAAGATCGTCTTTCCTCACCTGGAAAGGCTGGCGCTCGATTGCAGCAATTGCGGGGGCCGGGCCTTCGCGGTGGCCGTCTCGCCGCTACGCGGCGAGGTGAAGACCGCCGCCACGATCCAGGCGATCGCCTGCGTCCGATGCGGCGGCACCATCAATGTGCTGGACGGCATTGTCCACGGCCGCGAGAGCACGCCGCTCATCAAGCCAGCCCCCGGCGGCGCGGCCGGTTCTTGACGGCGCCGCCGCCGGCTCAGCTCTCAGGGTATTTAGGTGACGGCCGCGCCCAGGCCGCCGCCGAGCAGCCGGATCGACGCGGTGGTCGCGGCCGAAGCCGCCGCCGCGTAGGCGATGCCCGCCGAGACCACGTCGCCGGCGGCCGGCGTGACGCCCTTGTGGAACGCCGAGGCCGAGGCGTCCCAGTCGATCGCGTCGCCCTGGACCCAGGCGGTGCCGGCCGTCTTGGCCACGGTGAAGACGCCCACGATCGCCAGCGGCAGCACGTCGCCGGAGACGCCGCCCTTCAGCAGCACGCCGACCGTGTCGCCGGTCACGATCACGTCGCCGGAGCTGACCGTGCCCCCCGCGACGTAGTCGAGGACGTTGCCGTCCGCATGAAGATTTGTTGCCATCGTTCAGTTTCCCTTTCGCTTGAGTTGGCGCGGCGTCCCTAGTTGCCGTCGTTGTGATAGAGGCCGCGGTAGTCGAGCGGCGCGGCGGCCGCGTCGATCCGCACCTTGAAGGCGACCCCGTCGACCGACCACCCGTTCTGGGTCTCCAGGAAGGGCGACTGCTGGCCGTCGAGGAAGCCGACCCCGACCGTATCGACCTGGTTCGGGTTCGCCGCCATGTACCACTTGGCCGCATCGTCCGCGTCCAGGCGGGCGTCGGCGATAGTCTCGAAGGTATTGCGCAGGAAGTTGGGCGCCTCGCCCGAGGCGATGGCCGGGTCCTTCTCCGCCATCTGGATCTGCAGGCCGGTCCCTTCCAGCGCCTTGGGCACGAGCAGGTAGGCCGGCGTGACGTTCAGCACCGCCGAGCCGCTCGGGTCCGTCTGGGTCGCCATGGCGGTCCGGGCGGCGTTGATCGTTATGACCGAAGGCGCGGCGCCCGCGGTGTCCGCTACGAAATTGCCGTGGTTGGCGTGGAACAGTGCCGTCGCGTCCTCGTTCATGGCCACCGTGATCCCGTTGATCAAGACGTTCCATGCCAGATCGCCGACCTGCCGGGCCGCCGCGCGGCCCATGCCGTTGGGGATCCGGGTGAAGGCGTTCAGGTCGTCGTTGACCAGGGCCTGGCGGGAGATCGAGAACAGCTTGCCGTAGGCGGCGAGGGTCATCACCTCCTTCTTGTCGCTGTACGATCCGTATTTGTACTCGCCACCCTCGTAGACCAGCTGCAGATCGCCGAACGCGCTCATGTTCGGGAAGTTGGCCTGCTTGAAGTCCGGGATGTTGACGATGCGGCACCAGCGCTGCCAGGTCTCCGGGGCCTCGTCGTAGCCGATGCCGAGCGACTTGTTGGCCACATCCTCGAGCAGGCTGGCGAAGTCGGAGGTGCTGTGCCCGATGATGCCGCGGGTCATCAGCGCCTGGCCGATAATCGCCGAGCGATTCATGCCGCGCACCGAGACGCCCTGCTGGACAAGGTAGTGCCGGCCCATGTCGACGCAGGCCATGGAGAGATATTCGCTCTGTCGCGCCTCCTTGACCGCCTCGGCGTCCTTGATCAGGCCGGCGCGGATCAGCAGGCACTGGGTCGCGCCCTCGATGAACTTCTCGCCGCCGTCCTGGCCGCCGGTGATCCGCTCCCGGCGGCGGCCCTGGGGCGTCTCGACGGTCCGGACCTGCTCGGCCGGCGCGTTCATCGAGCCCTCGGCCTGGATCAGGTCGCCGGCCAGCGGCTCCGGGTCGCCCGCGAAGAGGTCGTAGAGCGCGGCGCGCGCCGCCTCCTCGCTCGCACCGCGGCGCTTCAGCTCGTCGCGCAGCTGCACGAAGTGGGCGCCGCGGTGGACGAAGGGCTGGAAGACCCTGTCCACGTCCTGCTGGCGCTTCAGGAGCTTGGCCTCGGCGCGCTGCTCGCCCTCGCGCAGGGCCTCCTCGCGCACCGCCTTCAGTTCGACCACGTTGACCGGCGCCGTCGCGGCGTCGGCCCGGGTCGCGGACTCCGGCACCTTCGCCGGCTTTTTCTCGGTCGTGTCTGCCATGGTCGTGTCCTCGCTTTCGGATCGGTTGATACCCACGGTATGATCAGCCGGAACGCTGACCACGCTCGCCTCGAAGGGCGTCCATCTGACGGCGCGAATCGTGTCGCTCCCGTCCTCCTCTTCCCATTTGTCGATCCGGTAGCCGATGCTGATCGACTTCAGGAAGTCTTCGCGCACGTCGTTCCAGATCTCGTTGGCGCGGGTGTTCTTGGAAAATCGGAGGGTGCCGCGCAGCCGGTCGCCGTCGAGGCGCACGTCCTCGACCAAGCCGATCGGCTGGTCCTGATCGTGCCCGAAGAGCAGCGGCAGCCCGTCGGCCGCCCGGGTCAGGTCGACCGCCTCCTCGCTATGCACCAGGATCTCGCTGCCGAAGAAGCGCTTGATCTCGATCTCGCTGGAGAGCGAAGCCGGCACCGTGCGCTTCTCCTCGTCGAGGGCGCGCCGGTCCAGCGTCATCTCGCGCCGGAACACCTGGCCCCGGATCTGCTGCGTTTCCATGTCGTCTCTCCTGTCAGCGCCGCTCGAGCGCGACGGCGCGCGGCGATTCGTGGCGGGCCTCGCGGCGCAGGCTGGCGGCCATCTCGCGCGCCATGGCGTCGGAGATCGTGATATAGCGGTCGGTCTCGCCGATCGCGCCGGACTCGGCCGCCACGCTGGGCGCGCCGAGCCGCTCGGGCGCTCCCGGCCGCCGGTCCCGCTCGGGCCAGCGCCCGCGGCGCGGCGCGGTTTCCAGGATCTCGGCGATCCGCTCGAGGGTCAGGGTCACGAGCGCACGGTCCTGTTGGCGCCCTTGACCTGGTTCAGGCGGCGCTGGGTCTCGCGCATGCGCTCGCGAACCTTTCTAAGCGGCCGCGGCGTCTGCTCCGCCAGTAGATCCGGCTCCGGCTCCGGCTCCGGACTCGTCATCGTCTCCGGCGCCGTCGTCGTCAGCGTCTCCGCCGTCTCCTCCGTTTCCGTTTCCGTTTCCGGCTGGGGCTGGGGCGGGCTGCTGGAGCCCCAGCTCGCGGTCGCGCTCTCGCTCTTGGACGATTTGCTTTTCGACGACATCGGGATCGCCTCCTCTCTCTCTGATGATCTGGGTCCGGGACTTGAAGCGGTTCTCGACCTTCATGGCGTCGGCCGTGACTTCCTTCTGCGGGTCGATCCAGGGCATACCCGGGGCGTGCATCTCGGCGTCGAAGACGGTCTCCATGTCGACGCCGCGGCCGAGGCGCAGCAGCCCGGCGGCGAGCGCCGCACTCACGAACTCCACATAGATCCGACGGACCCAGACCTCGATGAAGTAGTCCTGTAGGCGGCCGTAGGCGGGCTGCTGCTCGACCAGCTCCTGGCGCTGGGCCGAATAGGTGCCGTTGTAGTCCTTGGAGATCGAGCTGTAGCTGGTGCTGGTGCCGGCGGCGACGCCGCGCTGCTGGCCCTTGATGAAGGCGTCCAGGTTCTGGTTCGGCCGGTCGCTCTTGATCATGCCGACGTCCTCGCCCTCGGCCAGCCCGTCGAAGATCATCCCCGCCTGCATCTCGAAGGTACGGTCGTCGGTCGGGTTCTGGCCGGTGAAGTTGTCGCCCTTCTTGATGAAGGAGGTCATGCTGGCGGCGATCCGCGCCGCGATCCGCTCGGACTCCTCGTAGTCCTTGATGTCGTCGAGCCTGCGGACGACGCCATGGAAGACCGAGACGCCCCGGGTCTGGGAGAAGCGCTTGACGAGCTTCAGGTGGATGATGTCCTCGGCCCTGGCGAAGCGCAGGTCGCCGCTGCGCGCCGTCACGACCGGGATCGAGAGATTGCCCGGGTGCGTCTTGTAGAGCCAGTATCCGATCGGCCGGCCCCAGCCGTCCTTTTCGACGCCCTGGATCACCCGGTCGCGGCCGGTCACCGCATCGAAGGGCAGCAGGTCCGGCTCGATCAGCTCGAAGCTGTAGGGCACCTCGGAGAAGTGCCTGACGCGGGAGCCGCGGACGTGCTGGGTGAGCATCTCGCCGTCGCGGAACCACGACCGGCAGGAGAGCCGCTGGGCCTCGCCGAGGGGCAGCTCGCCGGTCACCTCCGGGCGGGTGCTCCACTTCTCGTGCAGCTTGCGGATCTGGTCGTTGACCTTCGCCGCCGGCTTGCCGCCTGTTGTCATCACCATGGGCTCGGTCGTGATCCCGGTTCCGACCACGTTGTTCACCAGCACGTCGAGCACACCGATCGAGAGATCGTGGTTCTCGTCGAGATAGCGGCCCCACATGCGGATCTTGTTGCCGGCCTGCTGCATCACCGAATCGCCGGAGCGGGTATCGGTCGGCCTGCTTCGATAGTCCGTGTTCTTGGCGGCGTCGTAGACGCGCTTGGCGTGCTCGAGGCGGATCCGCGCCTTCAAGCGCGCCAGGGCCAGGCCCGGGAAGTGGCGCTCTAGGAGTCCGGTCATCGTCTGGTCGACCATTTCGCGGTTTTCACCCCCGGGTTCGTGGCGCCCGCCGCCTCGGCGGCCAGCGCGTTCACCACGCCCTGCCAGTAGCTGAGCCGTTCCTTGACCTCTTCGGGCTTGACCCGCTTCAGGTCGCGCCCGTCCGGCAGCGTGTATTCCTGGTTCCGCGTCAGCGCGAGGTCGGCCGCGAGCCAGGCGTCCCGGTGGGCCTCGGCGGTCGCGAGGGTGACGGCGGCCATCAGAGGCCGCGCCGCAGAAAGGAGCTTTGGCGCCGCGGCGGCGGCATCCGGGTCTGCGCGGCCGGCGCCAGGGCCCGGGCGCCGTCGTCGACGCTGGCCCAGGCCGGGCGCCGCGACCAGTCGCGCACCCGCTCGGGCCGCAGGCGCATCCGCGCCAGCTCGGCATAGACCTCGAGGTCCCAGCTTTCGTTGGGCCCGCGACGCTGCCAGCGGCCCTTTACCCGGATCTCGCCGCAAAGCTCCTCGAAGTAGCGCTCCGGGGTGTCGACCGGATAGTGCAGGAAGCCGGGGCCCGCCTCCTCGCGGCGCAGGCGGTTGTCGATCGTGTTCTTGAGCTCATGCACCCCGATGACGAACATCTTCGAGGAGCCCGGCATCTTCCGCCCCCTGTCGTCGAGCTCAAAGGTCGGGCCCGGCAGGGCGCGGGCGGTCAAGGACGCGGCGCCCTTGACGAGCGTGATGCGCCAGTCGGGCACTCCCGCCTTGCGGGCGCGGCGCCAGAAGGCCTTGGCGTTGGCCGTGACATCCTCGTGGCCGCCGGTGTCGATCGCAGTATTGGCGACCGGCAGCAGCAGGCCCGGGTTGTCGGCCATGGGATAGCTGCGGCGCACTACCTGGTCGAGCAGCAGATCCCATTGCTCCGGGTGGCGCGACGGCCGGACGTCGGTGCGGCCGTCCGGCATGGTACGGATCGCGTAGCGGTCGACCAGCCAGGATTCGGTCGTCTCGTTCCAGCCGCGCACCAGCACCTC